TTTTTCGTTAAAAGTATTCCAATCTGTCGAAGTCAAAGCCCCTGTCGTAGATGCGCCTGCTGCAGCTAAACTTAATTGCTGCGTTGATAATGAAAGCCCGTTTGCCGTTCCTATTGTTACAGCATCGTGAACTGCGCTAAATGTCAGTCCGGCTTGCATATATGCTTTTAATACGGAAATATCCATTCTCTTTAATGTACCGCCGTCTGATACCATTAATTCATCCGTTGAAAGCAATCCAGTGGTCAAAGCTGTTAAGCCCGAAATTAACGCTGTGTTTAAATTTGCAGCAACGACACCACCTGTTTTAATTTCAACCGCCCCTCCAGTTACCAAAAAATTTGCAGTGGCAAAAGACGCAATTCCTTTTAAAGTGTCAGTGGCATATACCAAAGTAACATACGCTTTTTCAGCAGACAACAATACGGCAAAATTTAACCCGCTGGAAGTAAAGCCGATTTTAATCCCGCCTCGAACCGTTGACGTTGCCGCTGGTAACGAATAATCGTTATAGTAAGTATCAAATAATGCTTTTAAAACAGAAATGTCCATCCGTTTCAATGTACCATTATCGTTTACCATCAATTCATCCGTACTTACCAATCCTGTTGTCAAAGCTGTAAGCCCTGTAATCAAGACAGAAACATCCATTTTCTTTAAAACGCCGCCATCCGATACCATTAATTCATCCGTACTCGCCAAACCAGCGGTTAAAGCTGTTTGACCAGAAATAACATCGTCGTTTAAATTTGAGAATATTATCCCACCAGTTTTAATTGCAACCGCCCCGCTGGAAACAACAAAATAATCTGCATGAAACGTTGCTATCCCTCTTACTAAATCAGTCGCAGTAGGTATAATTACGTGTGCCTTTTCACTGGTTAGCACCAAAGCAAAATCATTCGCTGAAGGTGAATAGCCTATTTTAATCCCTCCCCTAATGGTACTAGTTGCTAATGGCAAAATGTATGCCGTTGGCTTATTCAGGATTTCAGCTATACCGGTCACAGCGTCCCAATCTGAATTTACTTGCAATGGTTGTTTTAGATTTCCCCATAGCATACTCCCATAACGTACACCACTTACCGGGGCTGAAATGTACCCTAATTTGTATTTTAAATATCCTGTCGCAATATCCAACTTGATTTCTTTGTGGTCCTCGAAAACTTCAATCACACAAACTGTACTCCCTGTGGACATTGTAAGCTTTGCATAAATCCAATATCCGTTTGAAGTTGCCAGGGTAAAAGGGGTTTCTGAAATTACCCATGTACGTGTCGGGTCGTAATCTCCCGCCGCGTCTTTTATTTCCTGAATTGCCCACCTGTTTGTTGTATTGTCTGCAAAGTTGTGCATCACCAAATGACCAGCTGATATTATAATATCGTCTTCATCCCCTGCGACATTTACTTCCACCAGTGCATTCTTGATACTGATTTGTGGCATCCCGGAATCATAAGACATCATCCGTGGGTCGATGGATTCGTTCCTTACCACCCTGTCCGCTCCAAGAAGATCATCGTTAGGTTCTAAAATCCTGTTTTTTAATTCACCTGTCGTTTCAGCACTTTTGCTTGATTTTTCAACCGTGTTTTGTTTAGTATCACCAATTGCCCTTTCAGTACTTTTTACACGCGTGTCCAAATCATGTATCGAACCTTCAACCGCTTTTGGCGAAAACATCAATTCGTATTCCCCTGTGTAACCTTTGTACCGCAAAGCACTAATCCGAAACAACCCATTAATACCATAATCAGAATCAATCAGCGTAACCCTGTCACCGACTTCAAAATACAAATCATTGTCAATAACGTGAACCGGGTCCACTGTACATTTGTAAGTAAATTGTGGAGTACTTTGTGCCGTCAAATATGCTGTTGCAGCCGCCTCTAATGCTGTCTCTGCCGTGGAAATATAACTAGCTGGCTGGTCAATGTCAACCAAGGTATAATCATCTCCTATCGCAATTTGAGAATCAGTATTTGGGAACTGTTCTCCCCGTTCATTCTTTTGGGTAATAATATATATAAACTGATTAGCATGGTCGTACTTCCATATCTCGAATTCATATCCTGCTAAATTACCGCTTTTCATTCTTATTTTAGCGGGTACACCTTCTAGTAAATAATCATTCAAATCAAAATCCAATGACGGCGTGGCATTGTACAAAGTAGTGTCCTCTATCCTATAAATGCCATTTGCATACGACTGTTTTTGTTTGTCGGTTAAATCGTCCGGTAAAACTTGATAGTATGCTGTAACCGTGGAAGTCCTTTGTGGAAACTCCTCATCAAAAAAAACAATTTTCTCTTTTAATCCATACGAGGCAATATTATTTTCCAACGGGTTATTTGCAAATGATAACCTTTTTAATCCAGAACGATAATCCGGGCGCAAATTTTTATCAGCTCCAAAAGCAAATAACCGGGTGCAAAATTCATCTTCGATACGTTCGCTCCTTTGTAATTCATATTGCCCGTTACCACTTCCGTATTCCAATGTAACCCCGATGGTATTTGCAACCTCTTCCGCGACGTTTATTAAATATTTATATGCTGGTATTTGATGAACAAATTCGTATTCCAATTCATACTCTTTTGCCATTCTCCTCAAAACTTCCAAACAGTTTTCATCGCTAAATTTATGGTTTCGCTTTTCCGTGGAAACTACAGTCCCTTTTACAAATTTTGAGAACGTCCTGGTATTGTTTGTAATTATCAAATCAACAACCGTTTCAAAATCTGCATACAAATAAAAATCTCCCTCCCCTCCAAACAAAAAAGCCGTTACGGCTAAATAATTAAATTGATGGTTAAATTTAAGTGTATATAAATACTTGTTAGTACTTTTTTTCGTAAACGATGGTTCGGTTTCCAGGATGAACCTGTCAAAACCGTTTCCATCATATAACAGTTGAATAAAATCTCCGTACCGTATATCAATAACATCATTGGATTCGAAAGACATTGTCAATGACATTTTACCCTGTAAAGACTTTTGGATCTGTAAGTCCTTACATTGAACCGTTGCAATTACATTCAAAGAAGTTGTACGGACAATATTCACCAAGTCATAATCACCGTCCCCAGCCACTGTCAAATTTATGATAAATGTCGCAACTTGCTTATCGTCTGCATAACCTGTGATCCGTTTTGCGATAACTTTTGTTTTCAAAAAACATTCTATTGGAGTTGTAATATAATCGCATGATAATTCCCTTAATCCTGTCGCACTGATAGCCGCCCAAAATGCTGCAACCTGTGTGTCCAAGTCGTCAATATCCCCGGCAACTATGTAACATGATAGCCTAATTGAACGTTCTTTATTTTTGTAATCTGCAACCGTGGCGGAAAATTCCAGACCGTCTTCATCCAACCAGTTATGTTTAGGAATTACAATCTTAGGTAAATCCAACACCCCGGTTGCTTTCGAGACTGAAACCCCGTAATCTTCAAATGCTATGCTATCTAATTTCCAGTTCATTTAATTTGTGATTGAAAATTTAACTTTTATTACCAAACCGTTTACTTCAACTTTTGCCCCGTTCGTTACAAACCCTGTGACTGTTTTTGAATAGTTTAAAAACACGTAAGCCCTTTCAACTGATATTCTCACTAACAAAGCATCTATGCCTATCTTTACAGCCGTATATGAAGTAAATTCCCCAACCAATACAACACTTACATTTTCCCCTGTGAAAACTATGTCTTCTGCTTCAACCGCTGTTTCCTTTAAAATCCTTTTCCGGGCCTGTCGATTGTACAAGCCTGAAACTTCGCTCAAAAAGAATCCGTACGTAGAAATATTTGTGCCTCCTATTGTCATAATCTTTCTTCAATTAAAGCCGCTGTCAGTGATACTGCTTTCTCAATCTCTTCCAACCTATATAAATGCGCTGTATTGCCTGCAATATCTTGCTGTAAGCCTAGCATTTCATCGTAAAATTCTGTCTGCTTTTCAAACGTTGTGTCCATATTTGACAGGCTCACCCGCATGGCTGTAAATTGCCCGGCAATCAAACCCGCTGTCTCTTCTGTTATCCCTCGAATAGCACCTTCCAATCCTGACTGTTCAATTTGTTCAGCATCTTCAAATATTGGTGAAACCGCATCGTACGCGTTTTCTGTCTGCTCAATCGCCATACGGTACAAATCTTTTAAGTTATCAATTTCATCTGGAGAAAGCTCTCCGTCCGCCATTGCTAAATTAAACTCTTTCATGAATTCAACTAAAAATTTATCGTTTAATGCAGCTATTATGCTTTGCGACAAAGACTTTCGTAACAGTACACCAAAATTATCTGTCCAATCCCCAAGCTCACCACCTGCCAGTTCCAACCCGTCTTTTACACCCGTGAAAATACTGTCAGCAACCGTTCCTGTGTCAAACCCCAACCTACGAAATGATGCTTCTTCCCTTAATTGGTTTAATTGGTTGTTCCACTCTATAAATTCGTTCATCGCCTCTTCTTGTCCTTCGCTCAACCCCCCTTGTATTTCTGCAACGCTTTGATACCATCCAAGAATGAATTCAAGATCCGTCTGGCCAAAAGTCCCGAATATTGCTTTTCCATCAACGAATTCCCTTATTTTTGAGTTCAATCCATCCATCAAAATATTTGCTTGTTTAAACCATGAGTTGGAATCAAGCGAATCCAAAGAACTACCAATTACACTCATCAATCGTACCGTGGTATATAAATCTTCATTTATTTCTTTAATCTCATTATCGATGGTAAACATGCTAATCAAATTGCCAATCAAACTAATACCGGAAGTAATCGCTCCTAAAGGATCTTTACCTATGTTCTCAATCATAGTTAACGCGTTGTGCGCTATATCTGCCATGCTTCCAAGTGATTCGCTCAACCCTGCATTTAAGTCTTTTGTGGCAAAACTCAAAGCACCTAAAATTTCCGCCCCTTCATAAAGCACTTTTGAAGTATCTTCAATTAGTTGTTTTTGTTTTTGTATCGCTTGAAGTTTTTTATCCTCAATCGTCAACTGTTTGACCTGCTCTTTGGTCAAAGTTTTCATCGTTTTCAATTGCCCTTTTACCTCTCCACCAATTGTACCTTTTTCGAGTTTTCTACCTACCATCGGTGTCAAATCGATTTCATTCCCTTTTAAGGTTTTCCGTAAAGCAGTGTTTATTTTGAGGTCCCAGTCATTTATGAACTCTTCTTCGTTTGCTATTTTGGCACTCAAATGAATATCCAGTTCAACATCCTTTCCCATTTGTTCCTGTAACGCCTTTATTTCATTTTCAGCATCAATCCGGCTTTTCGGTTCATCAACACTGCTGCCGCCGCCGAAAGTTTTACTTCCTGGTTGCAACGCCCGGATTGACTCATTTATTGCCTCCTTATATCCAACCATCCGCGTAAAGTCCTTGAGAATAGTCGCACTTAATTCTTTGCTATTTTTATCCTGACGATCAGATAATGATAAAAATTCATTGTAGGCTTTATCAATTTCCTTCTTAATGGCTGCCTTATCAATTTTCAATTCATCTACAGATTTCCCTTTTAACGTGCCCTTATATAAATCTTTTGAATAAATTTCCTGTAAATCTTCATTTATCCCCTCATCCGATGTAAATAATGCCTGAGCAAAGCCCCCCAATCCCTTTGCCCCAATCCCTTTTAGCACTCTCCACCTATCCATAAACCCGTCAATCCCGTCATTTGTCGCCGCAAATAAATCAACATCTCCGATATGGGTCATCATAATATTCATTATATCCGCAACCCCGATGGATGCAACTTTTAAATTACTACCAAAAGTTTTTAATGACCTGTTCCATTTATTGTGGGTAACTGCCCAAATATTGTCAGCTTCCAACATCATTGTTTCATACGCTGTCGCAGCCGCCCCGCTGGCATTGTACATTGCTGCCAAATCTTCCGCTGCCATTTTTGCTTTGTCACCTGTTAAGGCTAAAACTGCATTCATACCTTCGACACGTCCCATCATTTTTTGGAGCTTGATATCCGAACCACCAGCCATGTCACGGACTTTTGCAAAACCCTCTTGCAACGACATTGTACCGGCCCATCCGTCACCTAAATTTTCGTTCATAGCAATCAACGCACCCCTGATTTGGGTAATTGCCATTGCGGTCGGTGTACCTTGTTTTGTGATTGTTGCTATCGCTGCAGAAATTTCTTCAAACGGCACTCCTAAAGATGCCGCAAAAGGTGCGACTTGTGCAATGGAAGATGAAAGTTCCCCGAATGTTGTTTTCCCTAATTTTACAGTCTGGAACATAACATCGGAAACCCCGGTTGCTTTTTCCGTAGCCAATCCCCACGCATTCAATACTGTGGTCAAACCGTCTGCCGCTGTTTTTGTATCGCTAATACCAGCTATCGCCGCCCGGCTCGAAACTGCCAATAATTCCAACCCTTCTGCACCGTCTTTCCCCGCTGATACGATTTGATAATATGCCTCTGCCAATCCCTTTGCATCGTCAATTGCTTCGTTTGCCGCGATGTTAATAATTGCGTCACCTATCCCATCAAAGTCTGCCTGTGTAGCTTCTGAAATGGTCTGCACTTCCCGCATCGCTTTTGAGAAATCGTTCGAAAACGAATAAGCGTCTTTTGTGATTTTTGCAAACATAGCCCCGGCTGCCAATCCAACCCCGGCTGCTCCCATTCCTAAACTTCCAAAAGGTGAAATTTTAGAAATACTTTGACCTAATCCACCGACAATTGCTTTTGCTTTTACCGCTCCTGCTTTCAGTGGTCCCGTGTTAAGGTCTGCTATGAAATTTAATCTTTTACCCCCGGTTGCTGCCATGATTTTTTTTGCCATGATGCCGCCCGTGCATTATTGAGAATGCTTTAAGTTCGGACGTGCTGATTTCCTTTTTCTCTTTACTTTTTTCAGGAATATACCTCGACGATAACATAATTATCATAAGGCTACGATATGGGATTTTCCAAAGGATTTCTTCCAATGGGAGCGATGTATTTCGAAGTGCGATCCCGATTATTCTGGCGGAACTTCTGAAGTTTTCTCTGCTACCAGTTTCTTCGTCGTCCATCTGATAGCGGACGTAAAATTTACGATGTTGGTTTGCTCAAAAATAAAGTAGAAAATCTCTGTCGCCTGAACGGTTGTCAAGTTCTTTCTTATGAACTTTTTCAACTTCTTTGGCGGGGTATTTTCCGGCTTACAATTCAAAGCATACGCAATCACATCAGTAACATGCTTTTCGTTTTTTAAGAAAAACTCCGACAAATCCTTTATTGTGTCAAAACTCGGTTCATCGATTTCGGCTAAACTTGAAGTAATTTGCAGTACCACACCGTAGGGCAAAGGTTGAATGTCTATGGTGCGAACTCTATCTTTAAACCCAAACTTTTTCCAAAACCAGTGAATAGGTTCTGTTATCGTTACAGGTTCACTTTTTCCAAGTAATACTTGCCTCTCTTTTTTGTCTATATCCATAATAAATAAAAGCCGGGACGTTAAATCCCGACTTAATTAAGCTTTATCAAGTAAATCCCATGAATCCCAAGGTTCTAACAAAACACCTGACGCGTTAATCGGTGTCAAGGCTTCAAACTTACAATCCAATTCGACTTTCCCTTGCGCATCCTGAGTGGGGTTTCCCATTAAACCCGCTGTCATCAAACCGTAAGGAATTTCCATGTAAAACTGTGTACTCCCTACTTGGTGCGCCGTCATAGCTAAACTTTTATAAAGAGCTTGCCGTGTTATGGCATGGCTGTATTTTGTTGGAAGTGTATCGGCTGTCGCCCCACCCATTAAAAGAACAAATAAATCATTCCTCAACTGTTCTAATTTGAACGTAATTACCAAACCTTCACTTCTCCCCGGTACTGCCACACTTGCCGCATTCGCCCCGTCCCTCCATTCTTTGATAATTTCCGCCGTTGGCAGACTTACATTAAATGATTGTGACACGAGATAATCCGCATAAATATCATGTGTATTAGGTGTAATTGTACCCATTGCACCAGCCGTCCCTATGGCTGTAATCGCTAATTTTTCTAAACTTTTAAAAAACATAATTTCTATTTTTCAATCCAACATGTAGTCCTAATTGAGTAATATGAATATCCCTGTCGTTTTGGGTCATGGTAAATTCCATCTGCCCAAACAAGTTTTATATGAAAATATTCATTTCCAGTTACCGACTTAACTGTAACTTTCTGTCCAGCATCATTTTTGCCGTATTGCACAAAAGCCTCTTTATGGGAATCATAATTGGTAAGTACTGCTTCCAGTTCAGATATTAAATACCTGAACCTCCTTACATCACTTGAACCTTTTACATCGACAATTATTAGATTGACCGTTACGTCTGCGGTGTCAACCACATCGTGAATTGCTGACATTCCTGGACTGGTAATCAAGACAAATTCTTTCCCCGGCGTGCTAATATCCGGGTCGGTGTAAATACCTTCTACACTGTCCGCAAAACCGCTTTCAGTTAAGATTTGAAATACCCTGTCTATAAAATCAATTACCGTTTTCATATCTCTGCAAATAATCTTTCTAATAATTTTTCCGTCTCTGGTATCGACTGTGAAATAACACTCTTCCCTTGCATAGCCTCAACGTATATCCCATACTGCATCCCTGCCAGCCCTACCAATCCAATGCCATTGATTTGTGTTATCAATGGTTTTTTCCCAGCGTCGGTTTCTGCTTTCCATTTTTCCATCCCTCCGAGGCCGCCAAAATTCTCTTTTAGGGCTTTACCCCCTTTCACAACGCTGTAACCGATAGAATTTCTAAGGTTTTGAGTATCATTGATGAACTTAGCATTTACACGTGCATGTTCAAAAAAGAACGTACCAGCATAATCAAATGCCTCCAGTGCCTGTTCTTCAACATCACCTTCGAAACCATCGATGTAATCAAACACCGCCCCTAAATTTGTTATGCCAGTGATACCCATATCTTCATTCCATTTTGTCCAATTATAGATAACAATATTTCGTATTCCTTTTCATCGGAATAATCATAAATAGTCATCCCAATTGCTACGTCAAAATCCAATACTTTGCAATGGATTACGTGTGTCGCTTTTGTCAAATCCCCTTCCATATCTTTAAATGAAGTGATTTTCCTTATTCTCCCATTGAAAATAAACGCGTCTCTCGTCTGGTCATCTTCATAAACATAATCACTCCCCTCACGGGTTTCAATTACATTCGTTATATGGAATTTATCAGGATATCTCATTACCAAACTTTTCTGCTGCGGATTGTCCCCTGTGAACTGTTCCCATCAGCATATTTTTTGTAAATGATTTGAGCGGAAGCCATGATACTCTCACGGCTCAAATTTTCGCTCAAATCATCCTCTGTAAAATCAGGCATGTTCACCAAAGCAACCAAACAATCTGCAATCACCAAATCAGTCAACCGTTTCACTGACAAACTGTATTCATTGTCACTGTCCAGACCCCTGTCAATGCAACTTTTTTGAATAGTTGTTGCACTTAACTTACCCAGTCCGGGATATTCCGTAATGACTTTTAGTACATGCATTATGACCAGCTTGTATCGTCCGTTTTCAAAATATAAACCTGTTCAACATCATTGAACACTGGGAAAGCGTTTGCCTGAGCTTTTGTAAATTCCCCAAATGGATCTAATACTGCCCATTTCGAGGTAAACACATGACCTACTTTTGCCACTGTTGCAACCTTTTGAATTTCAGGCGAACCCTCTTCTGCTATTGGAGCGTGTAATACATTTCCAACTATTTTGTCAGGTAAAAAGGTTACATAACCAGCTTTCCACGGTGCTAAACTTGAAAGTACGTGTGCTGAAGTCTCATGCCTTACTGAACTTTGAACAATGCTAATAGTTGGCAACCCTTCCGAAGTCAACATATTATTTATTCCTTCAATTCCCGGTACGGCAATCCTTCCGGTTGTTACACCTTGATAAAACGCGTAAGCATCCTTCGCCTCTGTTGTAGCTATTAATTTTGCCCACTGAGCTTTATCCATGATAACATGGTTGCAAATATGCCCTGCGTCTTCAATATCCTGTACAACCTCACGTATGTCAGCAATCGGGGTTGCACTTCCGGCTGTCGCCCAAATTGTACTCACCGCTGTTTTGTTTCCACTCGGTATGCCAAAATCAACTGCAGTTTCTGTTATGATACCATTGTTGTTTGCAGAATTCAAAGAAATTGAACCATAAGACAATGCTTGCATAGCCAAATACTCAGTTCTAGCCATTACACCAGCGTACACAAAATCAACATCCCTAAAGATAATATCTAAGATTGCTAATTTATCAGCGTCACCCCTGGCTAGTGCCTTATAAGTATTGTAATCGTTAAAATCCCTGGCATCCATTTTCCTTTTTATTCCCATTCCTGGAATATCACCTTTCGCGTGCGTCACGACCCTTCGAGTCTTCAACGGTGCGCTTGCATCAAATTCAATAACATCTGCCATAACTGGCGCACCCGCTGTTCCTGATAGCGTTTCCCATGTCAACGTCAAAGTTGGTTTAAGTGGGAAAAACTGCTGCCAAAACATACGTTGCAATAAAAAATCTTTTTGCCTGTTCATGTAGGCTACAAGATTTACATTTTTAAGTTCTTTCAATAAACTTCTTTCCATGATATTTTTTTTTAAATATTAAACGAACCTGATTAATGGCAACGCATTTTTAATGTCAGCATCTACAAAGAACGGCATAAGGCTTTCCCTTACACGTCCCCGTACTAAAATTCCACACCCTTGATTTGCATAAGTGAAATCAACTAAATTTGTAGTAATTCCCACAGGTGGATATTTCTTCGCTATATCTGCGCTGTTAACCCCAGAATCAAAAGCATCTGTGGCAGTGGTCAAAGTTGCGCCCGTTTGTTTGCCGTCCCAGTCGGTACCAGTAAATGTTGCCATTGACCAATCCAACCCATCTAAAGTACCTAATGCCCTTACAAGTATTTGAACGGCTGCCAGGTTGTTGTTTGCCGCTGTGGTTTTTGCCAAAGATATTGTCAAAATACCAGCGTCAAAAGCCACTGCCAAAACATCGTCTGCCGCCTGTACAATTGTCATTGATACACCGTTAAATCCCGCAGGGTTGTGACCTACAGGTATACTACACACCATGTAATCACCAGAGGTATCTTGTACTGTTGCCAAACTAGCAACCCCGCCGCCTGTAGTATCTGCCGCCGCCGCTGTGTAAAGTACCGTAGCTTCTGAATAAATACTCAATGAACCTGTGCTAAATGTCAATGTATCGTAAGTTGCCGCTACTGTGATAACTGTTATTTCCAACGAAACAACGCCGTCACTCAAAAAATCGCCTACAACCAATTCATGTTCACTTTCAATTCTCGGTGCCGATGCACTCCCACCAGCGAAGATTTTCGCTGTTTTGCAGATATGGTAAATCCCATTACCATCAACCCCAACGACAGCACCCTCTTTCAGGTGGTCAGTTGCGGTCTTAAAATCCGCTTGGTAAATAGTACCACCGCCCGCAATGTCTTCCAAGATACTTTCAACGGCTAATGTCCGCTCTGTACCAGTTGTTTTAATAATTTCCATTGTTCTTTATTTTATTTTTCTTCTACTTTCCCAAACTTTTCGTCCAGGAAGTCTCCAATGTCGCTTTCCTCAACCTTCAATTGTTTCTGGTGAGGTTTGTCAAATTCTAAATTCTGATTGACGGTATTTTGTACAAGCTTTTGGTATTTAGCCGTAATCTCAACCGCTCTTTCAGAAACTTTTTCCGGATCGATTTCACCAATTGACAAATCTTCGTAATACTCTTTTGAAACTTTCGCTTCGTCCAATTGTGCAAATAAGTCAGCACGTAATTTCGCCGCTGTATCCTTTTTTGCATTCGTTGTGATTTGTAACGTTAATTCGTCAATCTTCTTTTTTTGGTCTGCCATAAAATCCTTCATGTAAGCCGGGACATCCTCCCCCGGTTCTGGTTTTTTAACCGGCGTACCATCTTCGTTTAACCCTTTTAATTTAAAAGCTTCTGCAATGATTTTGCTTTGCGCGTTCTCAACTGCTTTTTTGTTAGACGAAGTAATTTTTGAATCGACTTCGCTCTGTACCAGTTGCGACATTTGAATCGCCTGAACAGATGCGTCAATTGCACTTTCTTCTTTGACCGTTACTGCTAAAGTTGTGGCAAAACGATCTAATAAACTGTCCTGAATCCCGAAACCTTCGAACCTCTTTTTCAGTGCAGTTAAAATTTTTTCTTTTAACATTTTTTAATGATTTTTATTCGTGTTGAGTTACAAATGTAGGGAATGCAATCGACAAATCATAAAAAAAGGCAGTTGCGTGTGAACAACTGCCCTTAAAACTAAACCTCTATTATGAAAGAAAAACGAATATATAACTAATTTTCGACTTCTTCTAAAGTTTTTGCAGTTTGAAATTTAACTGGATTTATTACCGGTTCGGCTGGTGGGATAAATTTACTCTCAGGTGCTATGTTTGGGACGGGGTTTTTAGGTAATTTTATTTGCTTTCCATTAAACAGGAATTGTTTTCCTTTTATCACAATATTATCGGCCAACCAGTGGGCATTGAATTTTCCACTTGCAATCTTGTTTTTGTTTCGGGCCATAAAACTTTTAAACCCCATCGGTAAATCGTATTTCGGTACTTTTACCTTATTCCCTTTTAAATATTTCACAAACTGGTCTTCAGGCATTAAAATCGGTAATACCCCGCATCTACAATGGGGGTGCCATGTTGAGAAAACAAAATCCTTTGGATACTTTCCTTTTAAATCATCACAAATATCTAATTTTGGGTGATTTGCACTCAATACAACCCTATAGCCTGTAACAAATTTCTGTTTTCTGAAACGCTCTTGGTCGGCTAAAACATACGCTTTATTTGTTTCTGTCACTGCAACGCGCCTTGCATTTTTAAAAGCCGATCTGTACCTCCCCCGTCCCGGTTTATAATTTTGCGCCCGCTTGCTCCACTTCCATTTATCCTTCCCAAATTTATCAGTGGTTTTAATCCTTCGAAACAGTGCGTCTGGATTGTTGAGATATTGCCTGGTACGCCTACTCAATGTTGCTGCTGAATCTCCGTTGGCAATTCCCATTCCCAAATGGACTGCCATTTCATCCTTGAATTGTCCAGCCGCTTTCCAAACCTTTGTACTTAATGGTTTTGTCCCACGCCCTGAAATAAATGCTGTTAGTGCTTTCTGATTTAAGTCTAACACTCCTGCGGCTTGCCCGGTGTACTTCTTTATCAGTTTTGCGTAACCTTTAAATGCTTCTCCAGTCTGTTCATTGGCCAAATTCCACGCCCCTGTGACAGCATCCCTGTTTATCTTTAACAAATTCGCCTTGAATACCGTGTAATCTTTTCCACCAACTATCTCACGCAACAAATCATTTTTCCTGAATTGGAATGAAGCTGCAAATTTTAATTTTGGGTTGTTGACGTGTTTAGAAACGTTATCAATATATTTATTGAAAGCCCTTTTCATTTGCGCTGCCGCTGCCAGTTGTCTCTTATTTAATTCATCTCCAGTTGGCATTATTCCGGTTTAATTTCTTTTCCGTTTAATATACTGATGGGATTGACTCCCCATTCTCCCTCTGTGGACGGTTTAAATGCTTTTTTTTCGCATATCACGTTTGCCCGGTGATATTTATTGACCCCGTTTATTTTAAGCTCTAATTCAACCTTTTTTAAACAACTGGCTGAACCGCTTTCGTGCAGGTTTTTATAACTGTCCAATCGCAAGCCGTCAAACAAATTTTTTAACTCAGCAAATCCATGGTTATGCTGCCATGTTTTCTGACAAAGCTTGTACATTTTCCTGTAATTCCCTTTTCTCCAATACTTCAAAAACCGCTCTAATGTTTTCATATTGTTACACTGTCACCAGCCCCGTTCTCAGATTGTATTAATTCCATTTCCCTTTTTCCGTCCTCTACTAATTTATTCTTTTGTACTGCCGTTTCCTGGCTCATGATCCCGCCTTGAAAAGCCGTGACCAAAACCTCAGTTTCCTCTTTCATATCTTCTGGCATGAAAGGGATGAACACTGGCTTTAATGTTATTTCGCTCGATTCTTTCAAACTCGACTGGTCAATGATATTCCCTATTGCAAATTTTAATAGGTTAGTTCTCCTTTGCAGCCCTTCACCAAATATAGATTCTTTTGTCCTGGCGGCCATTTGAGCATCGATAAACATCAATCTCAGGCTTATACCTGAAACGGCACTCATTCCCTTTACATTTTCAAATGAAATATCCGGGGTTTGGCTAAAAGTGTAAATGCCATTTCGTAACTGTTCTATCTCCAATGCAATTGACGCAGGCGCATGGTCCCAACTAATAAATTTAACCTCTGTATTCTCATCACCTTCAAGGATTTTCCCAGCATCTTTTTTATTCGAAAAGCCTGTTATTTTTCCTTTGGTAAACAGAATCGGTTTTCCAAAGTAATCGTTCTCATCGCCTAAATTACTGTTCACATCTTCATGCCTGGAAATCAAACCCTGCACATCTTCCCATTCGCTATCGTCCTGGCGATAGTAAACTACTGGTATTTTCCCAAATGAATTTACTTTTTTCCCGTCTTCCATTTCGACAAAATCACCGCTCTTTTCATATACTTTGTAGATTATTTCCTTGGTGTAAATTACCGATATGGTAACGGTTTTATCTTCAACCCTACCTTTGTATTGGCGAATAAAAGCAACCATATCCCCAAACGTGTCAAACAATGGATATAACGCATCCCCCCGGCTTGGACTGGCGACCATCATTTTTAACCGGGCAGGACTGTTAACGTTCTTCGTGACCGTGAATACTTTGTTTGCCCAAAATTCTGTGTCTTCCGCTACATACCAAATTTCTGCAACTTCCCTTTCACTGAACAACGCTTCTGCTAGCCCCCTATCTTTGTATTCGAGTTTATTGTCCTGTTTGATAATTTTGAACATATTGTCGACTACACTGACATCTCCACTGAACCCTTCAACGAAATATTCGACAGCGTTTCCAAGTAAAAAACCTACCCGACGTTTGACGATTATCTTTTGGAATGGGAGACCTACCCGTACCACTGCTTCAAAACCGCTTTCCATTTTTTGCACCCCATCGCTGAATACAGGGTTTCCATTAGAATCTACAACTGGCCTATCAACTGCCTGGTTTAATCTCTTTGTCGGATCGTAAACTTCATGCTCCGTAACATCGTATTCCTTTGAAACTTCTTCCGCTCCTTTTTTGAACTCAACCTTTGACTCAATTACTGCCTTGATAAACCCCTTATAATCCCCGCTTTTTAAAAGTTCTAATAATTCCATGATATGCTGTTTTAAATGTTTGTCTCCCGCCTGTGGACGATCCTAACTAACTGACTAATTCTAAACTCTTTAATAAATCCCTGAAATCCTGCTTATTGGTATTCCAAACCCTTTCATCTTCGATTCGGGATAAAACGACAATGCCAGTGCGTCTGCACAATCCGGTGAACGTCCCAACCTCTTTTTCAAACCGTCTTTCTTTTCAATTGTCGGTCTTCCTTGACTGTCATAACCCCATTTCGTTTCTGTTAACTCTTCCCGTAATTTATCATTCTTTGGCAAACAAGATCCACTGTTATACACAGGGTTCAACCAATCCCTAATTGCCCAAAATAAATAATCCCTAAGGTTACCAAAGGTATATTCTTTTGTCATGTCAACCAAACCCTTTGCGCTTGCATTGGATTTCACGCTGTAAACATTCTGGTTTAATTCCTGTAAACGGCTGTAAACCCCTGCCCCTTCTCCAATAGTGTCAATCAGTGCAGCGTCACCGCCTTTTTTTAACCTGGTCTTTGTTTCTCCAGCTGTCTGCATGTGGTTTGCAACTCCCCCGGCATTGTAGTTTTTTATCTCTGAAACAAAATCTCCATACCTTGAAATTAAAACGCTGTCATCGTTCCCCATACCTGCAACGTCAACCCCCAACCTTAATGGAGAATTAATTAACCTTTTTTCATGATGGAATATGGCCCACCTTTTTTCAGCTGCTTCAATCCATGACAAAGGGATTAACGTATCCGTTGAAGTTTCAGGAAATTCCCCCAACACTTTAATCCTGAACCAATCCGTTGGACGGTACCAGTTATCTTCGAATTCAAAGTCGTTTTTTTCAATTATTACCTGAGACTTTTCAAGGGCTGCTGATTGGGTCTTGACTTTGTCTTTTACCCACGCATAATCGACCTGTCCCGGTATTATTATTTTCTTCTCTGTCACATTTGGAGAATCAATACTGCTTAGTTTGAATTTTGTCCATCCTTCTAATTTGGTTGACTTCGCAGCGTAGCCGACTGGTTTGTTCGGGTTAAAAACCAATAAGATACGGCTGTTCCCTTGTAAGTTACCTTCGATTGTTTCAAAAACTTTTTCATTCATCCCCGAAGCCTCTGTGACCGCGAACATTACATTTGCCGCATGGAAGCCTGACCACGCCTCAATATTATTGTCATCTGCCTTAAATCCCGTTAAGAACCACTCTTCCCACCGGGTACGGATATCATACCCAACGGCTCGCATACCAACAGGATAGCACATTCCGGGGGCCCGTGTTTTTACTGTTTTAAAGATTTTTGAAATTTCGGGGAACATGATGTTTTTAATCTGCCTGTCAGTTGGGGCGGTCATTGCAACTTTTGTGTTCCCAGTTAATTGAAGGGCCCCTACTTTATTTCTTGTGAATTCTGGTGTCAAAGCAAAGAAACAAAAACATGCCCACGCAGCCGCAAAGTCTTTCCCCCTTGCTGTTCCGCTCCTCACCGATGTCCTTGAATTGAATTGAACCGAAGATACAATCCTTTGTTGGTCACGATCTAAATGAACATGGCATACATCACGGATGAAAACATTCCAGTCCTTTCTCAATGCCCGTCCTAACCGATAGTTGTTATATTCAATCTTCGAGCGTAATTTTATCTCCATTCTGTGATAACATAAAAGATTCGTAAAAGCCCAAACCGCCTGTATTGACCTCTGTATTTTCAACTGGCTGGACCGCTTTACCGTCTATCCTGTCAAAGATGAAATTGATTGCTTTCATGTCACCTTTTAACGCTTTTTTGACAGCCGCCAATATTATCATTTCCTTTTTTGGGATGTTCACCTTTGCCCGGACAAATACCTTTCCTGTGTCCTTTCCTGTTGCGTCAACCTCCCGTACATTGTCTATTATCATTGAGCCGTCTGTCTCTATAAATTTAGCTAATGTCTTAGTCAGTGTACCAAATGATTTTGGTCTTCCATTTGGATTGCCTGACTGCCCCGGCTGCCACCCTTTTCCTGTTAAATTGGCGTTCTTTTCCATGTCGATTGTTTTACGGTTGTATTATCAATCAATTATGACTTCTTTTTGGTTCATTCGTAAACGGTATATCTTCTGGATATGTGTCCCATGCAATATTGCTAATATCTTTTACTTTTATTAATTTTGGATATAAATATCTGCTGTTTATCCTATGATGCAATCTTCCACCGTTTTGTTTTTGTCTTTCAGCTTGTATGCTACTCGGAAATTGAATCGGACAAATTAAAGCCTTATTCAATAACTTACATTCATTATATAGGTCTGTCAAGCCTCCGGGTGCTGTTGCCGACTGAACCTGTTTTAATACTAACCCATCCCCAATACTACCTGTAAAAAGACCTTCATTCATTACTCCTGTAAATTGGCTTGTATCATCGTCTTGTACACCACGTTCACCCCGGTACATATATTTTGTTAATATAAACGTAGTATTCATTACTTTGTTTCTAAGTAGTTTTTTATTTTCACCACCTATGAAATCACCAGCTTGACTTACACCAAATAACCCGATTTTTTGTTTATACATAAATTCTTTAATCGCTGAAAAAACTGTATTTATATCATCAAAAGTTGCCAATCTTATATAACCACCATTCCTTTTTATTTGATACCTACTTGTATCATCATCCTGTACTATATAAATATCAATACCCAACTCCTTCGCTTTATCATAAAACATATTCCTTGCTTGTCCTGCGCTTCTTCTTGATATACTCGCTCTGTGTATATAATCAAACCTACGCCTTGCCTCTTCCATATCAAAAACATAAAGATTAAATCCTTTTCTTTGACTTATTCTCTTATATTCTAAAATATCATCTGCTGCATCATCTATAAATACATGAATCTTTTTAGGATTCCATCCTATTCTCAAAAAGTAATTAACTGTTTTCAAGTTAGCCCATCTATGATAACTCGGTATAAAAATATCTATTAATTGTTTAGTTCCCATCCTTCTATTTGCTTATGTATTCTCAATATATCATCTTCGATAAAACCATTAACACCATTATCACAAAGAACCAAACGAAGCCGTTCAATTATTTTCTTTTCTTCGTCTGTTGCATTAAAATAATAATAATTTGCTACATTTTCAAAATCTATTTTTATGAATCTTTGACAAAATATTTTCATTATTTGTTCTGTATCTTCTGATAATTTAGAATCTTCAATAATCTTTATTTTATCATTATATTTTTCTAAATTAATACAGTCTATTAAATTTATTTCAGGTTTTTCTTTTGGCTCAAAATATATACTGTCAAATTCTAATTTACTAAGTTTCGATGTTTCAGTTAATTCATGCATTTCAAGTCCCCACCCTTCCAATTCTTCCCAATCCCAATCTTCCAATAGTTCAAAATCCCATTCACCACTAACAGGGGCATTGTCTTTAATCATAAACTCATGCTTGCGTTCTTCTGACCAACCTGTAACCTTTGTTACCCATTTGCCGGGTATGGTTTCATATCCATTTTCTTTCAGTGCAGCAAACCTCTGGTTTCCCCCGATTATGATGTTGTTTTCATCGACAACAATTCCCCGGACTTCCATCATATCTTCAAAATCCTTTATTGACTTTCCAAGTTTTACGATTTGTTCAGCAGAAATAATACGTGGATTTTTCGGGTGGGGCTTAATTACATCAAGTTTGATTTCCCCTTTCATTTTTATTTTTGCCATAATTTTATTTCCAAAATTAAGAAATTAAAACTAAACAGTCAAATTACTTTTATAATGTGTTATTTTTTGGATAGGTTGATCAAGTCCTTATCTCCCTGAAAGTACTCAGGATTATTTCAGTTTATCACACTCCTTCACCATATCTACGACGGCAAAATTAACTTGATTTATAGAACATTTGAACTCAGTACATAGTTTCATTTTAAAATTGTCCACCGCCTCGCTATCCTCAAAAAGTAAATTGAGATTGTAAACCGATATTTGTAGTATTTTTTTAGCCATGTTTTTAAAGTTTGAAAATAGTTTTTGAAACCAACACACCAAACAAGCCTCCGGCTGTCGCTCCTAAAGAATAAATCAACCGTTCCTTCCATTTGCCTAATGATACCTTTTTTACATTTCCAGTCCAAAACCAACTAATACCAAATCCGGCAAAGGCTATTCCTATGTAAAAACTCTTGCTGATAAAATAGGTATTTGCGGAAATTAAAAATACTTGGATAAATGCCGTTGAAAATAATTTTATTTTTTCTTTCATTTTACATCCCTGCTATCATTATCAAATCTTGGATTTCCCCTGGTGTAGTAAAACGCTTCTTCCGTGAACCGGGTATTTCCTTTCCCCTGAATTCCAACCAGTAAATGTCATTGTCCTGCAGCAAATTCAAACCAAAGGTGTTTTTTACCATCGTTAGGAATTCGATAAACATTTTGCAGCTTTTCAAATCCGTGACCACATCTTCCATCGTTTTTTCTTTCCCGGCCTCTTCCAAATAATCAAACGGTAAGTCATTTGTCGGATCGTAACCTGCCGGCAACATTATAAACTTTTTATTTTTTGCCTCCAAGTCTTTTATTTGCATGATTTTGCTATATTAAAACAATATGAAACTATCCCTGCATGTAACCTGTCAAATGAAATTTTTAGCCGGCTGTACTCCTTTCCTATCCTATCAGTGACCATATTCTTTGCGATATTCTCCTCCCCACCGAAACACCAGATTTGATATTTAATTTCCACTTTGATATTTAGATCGTTTTTTTGCAAAGTATATGGAATCAACAGTTTTTCTTTTGAAACTC